TGGCATTGGTGGACAGGACATCGTAACCGTCGAACCATTCCGACGTGCCCAGTCCATACATCAGGTCTTCCTGGATTTCCTTACCGCCGGTCTCCACCTCCATAACGCCAGAACGTCGCAGGCGACCTATCGTCGGATACTGATCCGAGATATTGTCGGTCAGCCGCTTGCGCTTGGAGCGCATAGTGAGCGTCCAGGCAGCATCCCAGGTTTCGCTCGATGTGGCTGCAGGCATTGTTAAACCCTTTTAAGATAAGGCTCACTCAAAACCTAAACTTTTCAGGCCCTGAGAGAGCTCGGTTGAATTCAGCTCTCCTATGCCCGAATCGGCGGCAGCCGTTGAAGTGCCGGTAGTGCTGCGTGCGCTGGCGGTGCGAGTCCCGCGATCTGAGATGGCCAGGTTGTTACTTGTAACCTGCGCCCTTCCGGTGACCAGTTCGTAGGCTTCAGTCGGAGTATAACGCTGGGTGGTAGCCGGGTTGACTACCGCTGTCAGCGCATTGATCTGGTCCTTGTACTGATCAATGTCCGGATATTGCTGGCGGGCCTCAGCAGCCGTTTGATTGGCTCCTGCAGCCGCTTGCCGCAACATCGCGACAGTCAGGGTCTGTATCGCTTTTTGCTGACTGTCGAACTGCGCTCTCAGATCGTCAACCGCCTTGCCGTGCTTGAGCTGAACCACCTGATCGACGATGTCCAGTCCCCTGGCTTCATCTTCGGTCAGTGTGGAACGAATCCCGGCAAAGGGGTCGTCCTCGTCCATAGCACCGGGTGTGGCCCGGTCCATCAGCGCCTGCTCACGAGCAGTTATCTGCTGCTCACGAGCCTGCACGCTCCGTGCTGCTTCCGCGTCTGCCTGCCTCTTCCGGGTGTAATCACCCTTCAGTTCCCGAACTATTGGCTGAGCCTCGGGGGGCAATTTGTCGATCTCGGTGGTCTCAAGATCGAGGCTTGGTGCAGGTACTTCAGACTCGGTCGTTCTGGGAGCGGGCGAGGAATCCGTCAGCGCAGGTAGTTCCGGAGGCGAAAGGTCTTCGTCCAGGTCGCCACCCAGATCGAAGGATTCGTCCGCGGAGTCTGCGGAGGTCGTTCCTGTCCCCGAATCAGAATCCGAGGGAAGTGCTTCTGACATCTAATCTACTCCTTTGTGTCCGGATTGTCCACCCAGACACTTTCATCAGGTCCTCGGGAGGGGGGTTCTGGCACTCGGTACATCCGAGATCCTCCCACCAGATCATGGGCTTCCATGACATTCTGCTCTTTGAGCAGTTGCTGCTTGTGCTCGTACGACTCCACCACACACCCCAGCGCCGGCTCGAACTTGCCGTACATCTCAGTCCCGACGTTGAAGTCCGGCTGACCCTTCTGATGAGTCCACTGAGCCCGCCGGCGGCATGAGGAACATGCGGTAGTCTGAGGAATCCGACCGGAGAAGACTCCGGTGGTTAAATGACCTGCTGTACACCTGAAATTCCAAGTCTTAAGCATATTAGTTCTGCTGCCTATTCAGGTTTTTGGGTTGCGAGATATGCTGGGCTCCGCTGCGGACGGCAGATACGACCTCCTTGGCGCCGGCGGTTGCACTGTCAGGCGTACCGGCGGCCTGATCTTTCATGTTCCTGATCCGGGCCGGGCCTTCTCCCCCACCGCCTCCAGGGCCTTGCAGAATCTGCTGAAACGCCGTCTGGTGGTCGGCCAGGTGCTGCTGGACCAACTGCCCTATCTGGACCAGTTGCTGTAGCTGCTGTGCCTGCTCCGGCTGTATGGCGGGGCCCAGTTGCTGCAACTGCTGGATGTTCTGCAAGAGCGGAGAGTTCTGGTCCTCAATGAGGACCTTGTGGACAGGCATGTGGGCGCGATGGTTCTCGATAGGCACCACATCCACCTTCTGCCCGGTCATCATCAGCTTGTTCTCGTAATCAGCCGCCCTCTGAGCATCGATAGTGGCGGACTGACCAACGAACTTCTCCATGTTCGGCACCCGGAAGGCTCGCAGCAGGTGCTTGATCGCCTCGGGTCTCGGGATCTCCGGCAGGCGGATGAGGAACTGGAACAGGGCCAGAGCATCCTCCCGCTCGAGTTCCTCGAAGAGCGGCTTCATGCTGCCGGCCTCGACGGTGATCTTCCAGCGAGCCTTGAACATATCGGTGCGAACCGCCTCGAAGATGGGCTCATCTTCCGTCTCGGCGGTGTTAATCAGGAAATTGATCGGTGTGTAGCGCCGATCAGCGAGAATCCGCATGAAGTTATGTGCGGTGGCCTTGTAGACATCAGCCACCTTGTCCTGCATCCACTCGCGGTTCAACTGACCGAAGGAGGCGATCAGGCTGGCTTCCGTAGCCGTCCTTGCAGGACCGCCGCCGAGAGCCAACTGACTCACCTGAAGCACCTGCTCCTCGTATTGCCGGGCGTCTCTCTCCAGCCCCAACTGATCCTGCTGGACGTTGTTGGTGGGCATCTCCGCGAAGGAGTTATTAACATCGCTGACCCATGCGATAGTATCCTCATCGCCCCGAGCGATCTGATCCCCGATGTTCGGGTTCTCGGCCATCTCGTTCTTCTGGCCAAGGATCTTGCGGGTGTTCTGCTTCAGGAGCGATCTCCGCCTCGATACCGACTCCACGATGAGCTTCTGCGTATCCTCGGCATACGCCATCATGGGCTTGCCGTAGAAGGTCTCGTGCGAGAGATCGAACCACAGATCCTTGTAGGGGAACCCGCCCTGCACCAGATACCCGCCAGCCGGCGTGAACCGGCCGGTCAGCTTCTCATCCCCGGTAATGGGGTCCCGAGATACCTCCGACTGCCCGGAGAGAAAGGGATGGTCGATATACTCCCCCGGCTGCTGAACACCATCCCCGAAGGTCAGCCGCTTCTTGTGGATGCGATCGTGGAACTCCCGAAGGATGACGAACTTGCCGTCAGCCTTGGACTCCTCAACCGCCTCACTCTCGTCCTCCATGTCGTTCTCCAGCATGTCGGCCAGCATGCCGTTCTCATCATTCTCCTTGGAGAGAGGCTTGATCTCGTCCCTGAACTTCTTCGTAAAGCGCTCGTCCTGCTGAACGAACTCATACGGCACCAGCATCTTCTCCCACACATATCGGGCGTGAGAGAGCTTGTGAGGGGGCGTGAGAGGGTCTGGGAACATATTGAAGGGTGAAACCCGCATACAGAAGACATTGCCGTTAGCCATGTCGTCGTTGGTTATATAGGGCGCCACCACATCCTCGTCGCCGGGGGGGTTAACACCGAACTTGACCCAGCCGATGTAGCAATAAAGGGCATCGAAGATCTGCTGCTGAACCTCTGCCTTAGCCCCCGTCACCTCCAGCAGCGCGTTGCATATGCGCTCGAGGACATCTGCCTGGAAGGACATGGTGGGGTTTTCCACCCGCATGAAGATGCGAGGGTAGTTGAAGGCGATTGACGTGATGATCTGCCGGGTCAATGGCAGGAAGCGGGAGATCTTCACCACCTTGTCGGCAGGGAGCCTGGAGACCTTCAGCTCCAGGTTGTATTGCTTGATGAGCCGGCGCCATTCCTCATGCTTCGGCTTCATCCACTTTTCGCAGGTGTCGAAGGTCTTGTGGTAGAAGTCCAGTTGCTTATCCGACAGTTCCTCGAACCGCGGTTTCTGGGCTATTTCAGTCATGCGTAAACCTGTTCCTCTTCAGCCCGATCCAGCTCCTCCAGCACGTTGCCGCCGAAAACGGGTCCCTGTTAGCAGCCGGAGCAGGTCGAGCAGGACGATACGCATGCATACAGGCGTATCGAAGACGATCTCCGGCATGATCGTCAGATCGAGTATCCACATCCTCGGGATTGTTCTTGTCCCGAGGCAGGTTGGGCAGGGTCTCAAGCGTATTCCGGTTCCACTCGCCGGCAAAGACGAAAAACTTCTTCCGCTCCAGCAAATCGTTAAGAACGCGCCAGCCGGTGATGCGGTCGTTGTTCCCCTTGGACAGATAGAGGCCGTTTTCGCCGAAAACATCCGCCGGGGAGTGATTGACCACCTCGGTGAGGCGCCGCTTGGCCCACATGGAGGGATCTGCCCAGATCGAGCCTGGTTTCCTGCCGCCACCGCCCGAGAGCTGCGTAAAAGGGCAGGATTCGATCATTTTGTTGATTTCATAGGCATGAGAAGAGGCGGCTGCCCCGCCGCGATGGTATTCGCTGATCTGGTAGAGGTTGTTGTCGTAGTCGATGGTGTGAAGGGCGAAGTTGCTGGGCGCCGCCTCCCCGTAATCCAATGCTCCGAAGAGCGGCCAGCCTTCAGGGATCTCAAACGAGGGAATGACGATATCATGCGTCCTCCAGTTGCTGAAAAAGCTCCCTACCGCCACCTCCCAGTCACCCTCGAGCCATGCACGGACCAGTTCCGGGTCTCCAACGCTCTTCAAGCGGTCGATATAGCCCGGAT